ATGCAAGGCTATAAAAGTGGTACACTCTCAAAAAAGAGCTTGGACAAACTGAAACAGAAAGTTGTTGGCCATTACAAACAAGTGGCGGTTAAAGCCGAATGCACTCCTGAATATGTAAGCATGGTACTAAGTGGTGTAAGAAAAAGCGAAGCAGTAATTAATGCAGCCCTCGCTGTTAGTCTAGAACTGAAAGAAAGCAACGATAAGCTTAATCAATTAATCAAAAACTTATGAAAAGACCGATCAACCAAACTATTCCTGCAGGATTACTCGATGGCAATTGCGAACTATTTGCACACGGAGAGGATGTGTTTGCAACTTATAGCGGTACAGTTTACGCTTTTAAGGATTTCCCTGAAGAATTGATAAATGTTATAAAGGAAGATATGTATAGCCATCCAGAAGCGATTGAGGCATTAATTGATCATGAAATGGTAACTGATGATGAGATGTTATGGCAATACATCCGCTGTCGATTCGGAGGTTTTGATGGAAAACCTGATATCACATATAATAATTCGACACCTACCCGATCCTATCAAATTGAGCACACAGAATACTGGGAGTGTGGTTTTCGCGGTAATTGCCCAATGGAAGGTCGACTTTGCGCATCCATAAAAGTGAAAAACGGCTACCTAACACCTCGCGAAATTGAAATCTTAAAACTTTTTGGAGATGGTCTATTAGATAAAGAAGTCGCTGACAAACTTAATATATCTATAGGTACAGTTCCTTCATTCAAAAAAAGAATCCAAGAAAAAACGGGTATGGTTAGAAAGACTGATTTTACCCGAATTGCCTTTGAATTAAACCTTATACAACGATGAACAAGTTCAACACCAAAACCCTTTATGGCAATGTAGAACGCCTTAGAGAACTTCAGGAAAAACGAGGAAATCTCTTCTCTCAGCGATCAGAAAAGTGGCAACAAAGCGAAATCGGAGAGTCATTTGAATTTAGAACACAAGATTTAGAAGGAATTATCGACGATTTGGAAAACGCTGTATCAGCTTTAGATGATTGGAATAATGAAGAATAGCTTCTAAAATAATTTATGAAATCGAAACCTACATAAATAACAAAAGCCCCTCAAGGAGGAGCTTTGGATCCTCGGCTTAATTGGCGTTAACCCGAGGAATGAGAACTAACATTTTACCACCAGTTAATTCATTTACAATGATACAGACAAATATTGAGCCAACCGAAAATAATTTATACAAAGTGACGGTTCGAGCTTCAACAAACCCTGCAACATTTGTGAACCTCAGGTTAACAGACAAATCAAGTTGCAATAAAACAGTAGAGTTAACCAATACGCGCCCTTCTAAAGCCTCCGCTCTCCAGGCTGCAGAACGCATGAAACAATACTTCATGCGTACCTATTTCAACAGCGTCAAAAATTAATAGTTCAATTAATACTGGAATCGACACATCGTTCTTTATATCGGCCATTTCACGCGGTCTTGGCAGATTTCACTAAGTGATCGATCCTCCAAAAATCTTATATCACACTAAAATGGATACTACATCAATTCAAACACTAAACTTAAATGAAAAAGACTTTCAATTAATGATTGATGGTCTTGAGCACCTTCCTAATAGATATCTAACCGGAGAAATCATTAGTGAGTTATTAATTGAATCAAGAGCTAAAGGAGACCAGGCTGAGCTTGAAAAAATAAGGGCCAGACGTGCTGAAGAAACAAAGAAAAAGGAACGTGAAAAAGAACGCATGAAAGAGGATGTGAAAGTTCTACAAGGCAAATTAATCATGCTGAAAAGATTCTTGACAGAAAATGGAGCAATAAGTAGTTGTTAATTCTAATAGCCGGTTGATCCATCAACCGGCTTAAAAATCTTGAATATGAGCGTAGAAAAACAAAAAGCTGAAAGCTATTATGTTAGTCATCCGAACCATTCGTTTAGTGTGTTTTTTATCAATGAAATCGGAGACCTTTTTATTACCGGGGATTGGGGTGATTACTCCTATACCTGGAGAAGATATGGCAATGATTTCAAAGAATTTTTGACTGGCTTAAATGAGGAATACTTCTGCAGTAAAATTTCGATTAATTATAACAATCAGCACCTTAAAAGTCCTTCAAAAAGCAAATTAAAGTCTGTTTGGCAGTTGTTTGCTCTTCTGCAGGAAGAACTTCGAAAGGAAACCAACCTATGAAACACGTACTAATAATCGGGCCTCAGGCTTCGGGAAAGACATTGCTTTCAAATCTATTGATAAAGGAGAAAAAGGGAGAAATCGTTAGTGGCAGATTGTTGCATATGACTTTTACTAACCTTGAATTCAGAAACTTCGAATTTCTCCGTAAAGACACAGAAACTGTAGTTTTTGACGAGCTGCCGCTAACTCTTTTACCTGAAATGAGGCGATTTGCTTCATATGGATTTAATGTCAATAAAAAAGGCGAAAAGCCCTTTACCGTTTCTCCCCAGTTAATAATTACGTGTGGCATTCCAGCTGAATTATTACCTAAATGGATAGATCAAACTTTTAAAGTTATTGATATGAATGGGCGCAAGCCGGCTCTTGAAGTAGTAATTGCCCTTACTGAAGCCTATCAAGAAAGAAAGGAGACTAACGTATGAAACATGTTTTAATCATTGGCCCTGCCGGCTCAGGTAAAACCAGGCTTTCAAAATTATTGGCAAAAGGTAAAATGGCTACTTTTTTGGGCATGAAGGTTTGCCCAAAATTCAACTTGACTGATGCACTCTTCCACTCCCAAATTGAAAAAGATACTAAGACAATCCTGGTAGAAGATGCTTCAGCTTATGCAATAAACGAGGTTTTGACATTAATAAAAGTCGGGGTTCGGGTTGATCAATTATTTAAAGGAACCGTTCAACTAAACCCAATATTTATTATAAATACTGGCATTTCATTAACTGAATTATCGATAGATGTTCTGAAAACGTTTACAATTATTGATTTAAACGGCCCCAATACATCCATCCAAATTTATATCGATTTCAGCAAAACTATAAAGGAGGTGCAATCATGACGGAATTCGATCTAGGAGATCTTTTACGGATCAAAATAGCAGTGGGCAATCGTTTAAAAAACCTAAGGCGATTAAGACTAGAGGTTCAGGAAAACGATCGTTATGCTTATGAACTACTAGAAAATTTGTGCGAGGAAATAGAAGGCTGCAAGAAACTAATAAAAAAGGTAACCAATCAATACTTCCAATTAATATCACATCATAATGATCATTAAAATTCTGGCATTTATTGTATGCCTTATACCGATAACATTTACGGCTCTCTTTTTTGGTAATGCAAGCAGAAAAGGCGTGCAAATAATTATCAAGCGACCGGGTATTTCCCTTGTCTTTTTTGTAATCGCTGTGGCTTACTTGCTTTGCCATTTAACAGCGAACTAATACTTAAACAACATTGAGACCCTAATGAGCATGCGATTTATAGATCCAAAAGATATACTGGAAGCAACCGGCGGTGGTTTAAATATTATTCTCTCCTATTACCCTCAGGCTGAAAAAGCAGTAAAGAAACAAGGGGAGAAATTCAAAGTCAGAGATTCGGAAAAAACCGAAAGCTGCAGCTTAAGAAAACAGCCTGATGGTAACTGGGTGGTAACAGACTTCGGTAATGATCAGATTCCACGTAATGGAATTATGATCGCAATGCTAGAGGAAAATTGCGATTTTAAAACAGCCCTAAACATCCTGGCTGAACGATTTGGTGTAATCCCAACTGACCAGGCTGCAACTGTATTAATGCCAGTGATCGAACACAGGGATGCAACAGCTGAAGAAGAAGATGGTATATGGAGTTTTGACACAAAAGGAAGCTTCACTGATTTTGATTTAAAAGCTCTTTTTGCCGATAAAATAATCGATGCGATCAGAGCTGAAGAGAAAAAAGATGAAAAAGTAGATGATGATCGGGTATACTCCCGGTTAGCAGCAGTTTGTAAAAAGCTGCGTTTTCATTCCTTAAACTCTTATACGGTAATAAAAAACCGTAAAGCAACTATCGTTAAGTCTACTGATCAGTACCCCATTTTCCTAATTGATGAAGGAGGTTTTAAAAAGATTTATCAACCTCGCAATCCGGATAAGAGTAGGAGATTCATTTACCATGGGAAGAAGGAAAAGGATTTTATCCACGGATTATCACAGTGTTTGAAAGCCTATGAAGCTCTGCAGAAAATTGATGAGCAGGCCGTTGCTCAGTACCAGGAAGAATCTGAAGACAAAAAAGAGGAAAAACGAAAAGCTAAAAAACTTTCGGAAATTATCCTGGTAACGGGTGGATCTGATGCCCTGAACGTAGCTGCATTGGGTTATAATGTAATTTGGCTTAACTCTGAAAGTGCCAAGCTACTGGGCCATCAATTTGCCCAACTTACTCGCATTGCTAATGAGGTTTATAATCTTCCGGATATCGATGCAACCGGTTTGAGAACTGCTCATGAACTTGCAATAACATACCTGGATATCCGTACAATTATTTTACCGGCAGCTCTTAGAGAGAAGCGTGATTTACGTGGAAACTCATGTAAAGATGTACGTGACTTTTTTAGGTATTGGGGTAAAAAGGATTTTGCTGATTTAGTAAAAACAGCTCTCCCCTACCGCTTTTGGGACATTGAGCCTCAATATGATCGTTCTGGAAATTTTAAAAAGATGGGGTATGCATTTAATAACGTTCATGCTTATAACTTCTTTGGAAAGAACGGCTTTTTCCGGTTAAAATCAGAGAATAAAAAGAATGGTTTCATCTATGTAAAAATTGATGGAAATACCATTACTGAAGTTGAGCCTAATGATATCAAAAACTTTATTCACAAATTCCTGGAAGATCGCAAGATGGATACTGACTTGCGAAATACATTCTATCGCTCTACTCAGTTAAGCGAAAACTCCTTAAGCAACCTTCCAATGACGGAGATTGATTTTACCGATTATGATCGTGAAAGTCAGTTTCTGTTCTTCCAAAACAAAACCTGGAAGGTTACTGCAAATAGTATTGAGGAGTTTCGCCCGGGAGAAATCAATAAGTTCATTTGGCAGGATGAGGTCATTCCGTTCCGTATTAAAAAGATAGATCCTTTATTTATCGTAAAGACTGATCCTGAAACCGGAGAAAAGGATATTGAAATTCACAATGACAATTGCCTATTCTTCCGATATCTTATTCAAACAAGCAGAGTTCATTGGCGCAAAGAACTGGAGATCGAACTGTACAAAAGAAAGGCTGATTTCAGAGAAGACTACCTGGTAAGGAATAAATTTAACATTGCCGGTGATCTGCTATCTGCTGAAGAAAAAAAGGAGCAAAAAGAGCACCTTATAAATAAGATCTATTCTTTAGGGTATCTTCTGCATCGCTATAAGGATCCAAGTCGTCCGTGGTGTGTCTTTGCAATGGATAACAGGATCAATGATGATGGTGGTTCTTATGGAGGTTCCGGAAAGTCAATTGCATTTGAAAAGGGTGTTCGAAAAGTTTTGCGAAAAAACTTTTACTTGGGAGGCCGTAACCCTAAAATAACAGATAACCCACACATTTATGATGGTTTAACGGAGCACCATCGTTATGTGTTAATTGATGATGCTGATGAATTCCTGAATTTCAAATTCTTTTTCGATGCCATTACCGGTGAACTGAAAGTAAACCCTAAAAACATTCAACCGTACTCAATCCCATTTGAAAAGGTTGGAAAATTTGCCATTACATCAAATTTCACTTTGAGAAATATTGATCCATCAACAGAGAGACGGCTTCTATACACCGTATTCTCCGATTATTACCATGAGCAAGGAGAAACAAGTGATTACAATGAAAGTCGTAGTCCTAAAGATGATTTTGGCAGAAGCTTGTTTACCGATTTCACAGAAGATGAATGGAATCACTTTTACAATTTCATGTCACAGTGTCTGCAGTTTTACCTCAATCACGATAAAATAAACCCTCCAATGGACAATGTAACTAAACGCAATTTACAAACGGAAATGGGCCTGAGTTTTCACGCCTGGGCTGATGTATTTTTCAGTGAAGAAAGTAGCAACCGTGACAAACTCATCATTAAAAAAGATGCTATGGAAATCTACATCAAGGATAATAATGTCAAGTGGACTACACAAAAATTCACAACTGCTTTAAAAGCCTGGTGTAAATACAATGGATTCACCTATAATCCAAAAGATCTGCAGAACGGCCAGGGCCGGATTGTCCGAAAACCTCATGATAAAACAGAGGAAATGATTTACATACAGACTAAACTGGAAATCAGCTCTGAAGCATTACCCGAGAAATTACCTTTTTAACTATGAAGCGCAATAAGGATGTAAGTAACAAGCGGTATTACTTCAATCGCCGGCTGAAAGAAAAGTATGAGATCAATGGAGCAAAAAGGACTATTGAATTACCTTTTACGGCTTTTGAGCAAATACCTCAGCCGGACCGGTACTACGTTGGCCAGCTAATTAAACAGGGCTATAATGTTCAATTCAAATTGTTCTAGATGAAAACTACAGTTGTACCAAAGTATAGCCGATGGATTAGCAAAACCAACCGATTGTTTGTAGTTCTAACTAAGTGGGGATCCGGAGCGGGAAAGGATTATAAAACAACTCAGGTTGATCTGTTGGAAGTAAACAAGGAAACTATAATAGAAGTTAACATGGACACTCTGATTCAGCAAATTGATAATGGTGAATTAACACGAGTAGAAACCAATGATGGCCGATTATAATCATTTACATTTTTAATTAACCCCTTAATAACATACTAAGATGAAAATTACAATTGAAGAATACACGACACTAATGGAAGTTCTCTTAGAGGCATTAAAAGACACTGAAAGAGCCGTGAAATACAATCAGAATCCTGAAGACAAGGATCGTTTAGAGCAACATTTGATGAATAAAGATCACCTTTTGAGCTTAATTAAGAAGTCTAAACAGCTAGAAATTCAATAAACGCAAAACGGTTGAGGGTGCTGCCTCAACCGTTGCATAAACCTTAACATTAAATGTTATGATCACGACAAATGTAACAGAAAGACCAATATTATACAGCACCGAAATGGTGTTAGGTATTTTGGATGAAAGAAAAACTAAAACCAGAAGAACTAAGGGATTGGAATATATAAACAATGCCCCTGATCGATGGGTAATAAAACCAAGCCTTGAATTAGGAAAGACGAACTACACGTTTGAAGATATTTTTGGATTGGAGAAATTTGTGCCGAAATGTCCTTATGGCAAAGTTGGCGATATTCTTTGGGTAAGAGAAACATGGAATAATTGGGGTGCAAAAGAAGTACCGTTTGTTTATCGAGCTACTGATTTAAGATCTTGTGGACACAACTGGAAGCCATCCATTCACATGCCTAAAAAAGCAGCACGTATTTGGTTACAAATAACAGATCTACGAGTTGAGCATTTACATGATATTTCAGAACATGACGCAATTACAGAAGGGATTGAAATAAAAAAAGACTGCGACGGCGATATATATAAGGACTATGAGGCGAAAACAGAAGTTAGTGATTTTGGAGACACTTATTATACAAATCCTGTTCTATCATTCAAATCACTTTGGGTTAAAATTAATGGAAAAGAGTCCTGGATTTCCAACCCGTGGGTTTGGGTAATAAAGTTTAAGGTATTAAGTACAACTGGTAAACCCGAAAGCTTAGAACATGCCTAACTATGCGCCAAACAAAACGATATGGAATACCACGCAAAAAAAGTTTTTGCGTGAGTATTTCCACAGGCTAACGCTTGCAGAACTCCTTGCTCAGGTTAACACCATGCGAAAGGATCCGGCAACTTACCAGGAATTAAGGCATCAACTCAACCGGATGAACTTGAAGAAATTCAGGATCATTCATTGGACAAGTGAGCAAGAAAAGTACCTTATAGAAAACATCGGTATTAAAGGCAATCTGGAACTTGCTACTGACTTAAATGCAATGAAGCTCACCAAAAGAATATTTGATTCTAAGTCCATTCAGAAGAAAATAAAATTCCTGGGGTTAAAGCGAACAACTGATATGCTCCGGGCAATAGTAGAACGCCATAAGGAAAACAAACGGTATCCAGGAAAGGTAAACGGCGCGAAAAATGGAGAGGAGAAGGTATGTGCTCGCAATGGGATAGCATCATGGCATATCAAGGTTAATGGTTCCTGGAGAAAGAAATCAGTTTTCCTATGGGAACAACATTATGGAAAGTTGCCGCCTGCTTCTACTGTGGCATTTATTGACAACAATCCTCTTAACTGTGATATATCCAATCTTGAACTTCTGAGAAAAGGGAAATTAAGTAAGGAAAGACGACAAACTGTAAATCGTATTTCCGCAAGCTGGATGGACAATAAGTACAATCTGGAATTAATTGACCGGGTACGTAAGCAGGAAGAAAAAGAAGCAATAGCAAAACAACCAAAAGCTCCAGAAGCGAATAAAATAAAAGTCAGAATCAATCCTAAGTTGGAAATATGGGTTCGACCTGGTACAGATACCAACGCCATTAAGGCAAAATATGCAACCAATTAACTAGTATGCAAACTACCAGACAACAAATTGTATCAGCTTTGGTTGCGGGTGTACCTGAAGCCGAACTAAAATTACGCTTTCCTAATTTCTCAACTCGTACGTGGACAAATTACCGTAGAGATGCCAGGCAGCACATGGAAGAGGCAATAAACATTCCGGTTGTTCCTCCTATAGAAAGAGAACGTATTCCTCAATGCGATCAGGAAAGCAATAGCAGCTTTGAACTTTCCTCGGAAAGCAAGACGGAAAGAAAGAGAAAGATAAGCGTAAGCTATATAGCAAAGATCATTTTGGTGATTCTAGTGCTGCTGTTGCTATCGGCAAGCTTCTTTACCATACAAGAAGTAAGTAGAAAGGTGTTTTCCATTGCGCCGGCAACCGGTTATTGCGTTGCATTTGCCATTACCCTTACTCCTATTGCTGTCATTTTCACTGACGGGAACTTAACCCTCCGCGTAGTAATTCAAGCTATTGCGTTTTGTATTGAAATGCTTTGTAATGTGATTGTAATAGCACAAAGTCGGTCACTAGATAATATTATACAGACAATGAGATTAGAACAATTAACATTTGCCTGGGGTGCCGGGTTTATCCTGGCCTTCTTTGCACTTATGTCTAATGTGTATTTAAATAAACTGCAGAATGAAAAAACTGAAACAACTAATTGATCTATTATTCAAAAAACTAGGTTACCTACCTACAAAAAGCTTTATCTCTAAACCGGTAGTATTAAGTAATGATGTTCGGTTTAAAAGAATTTCCTGTGAACTGCTAATCGCAAGATATGAGATATGTGGGCTCCAAGATCCCAAAGCTAAAATTGAGGAGATTCATAAACAATTGAGACATGAAATGGCAACAAAACTACAAGAGTTTGAAGAATGGAATTGTATTGATGATGTAATATGCAACGGAAATATAGTTAGGTTGTCTATGTGGGTTGGTAAACATAAAAATCAGTAATTAAAACATATAACACCGGCAGTATTAATTAACTGTGATTAGGTTGTTCAACTGCGGGTTGTTGTTTACACAAATAACATGAACATAATAACGATAAAAGGAACGAAAATGGAACAATTTGATTTAAATGAGCAATATAAACTATACCTACAGCGAGTGGGATTAAAAGAGGTACATATGTCTCCTATTCAAAGGATAGAAACAAAACGAGCTTTTTTTGGCGCTTGTGGTCAAATGCTTTTACTGATGAGAGATGATATCGGAGCTATAGAAGATGACAACAAAGCCATTGAGGCAATGGACAATCTTCTTAACCAAGTGGGTAACTTCTGGCTTAATGAATCAGGCAAACATAATTAAAGATGATTTCAGCAACTAACCAAGTTACCAATCATGAAGTATGGGTGTTATGTGAAAGCTGTAGTTGTAGGTTTGATGCTAGAATATACGGTTATTGTTGTCCGGAGTGTAATTGCCCCCAAGAGTAATTAAAGATTATTTGTAACAAAAGACTGGCTTAAAACGTTAAATAATAAAACAAGCATTATAACGAGGTTCCCAACCTCTAAATCATAGGTAGATGTGGCCCGATCAGTTTAATTATTGATCGGGCTTTTTTACTCTTACTGTCCTTCCTACCATTTTCAACCCACAGTATTTTTAGTTCATTCTTAAACAAAAAGCAATTATGAAAAAAACAATTTTGTTATTAATTATCGGCTTAATTACAGTTTCGCTCAGTTCATGTGGTTGGCTCAATGACTATGGTCGAGAACAGAACTTATTAGATGCAAAAAATAAAGGAGAAGCAGCATTCCTGGAAAGTGAGAACTCTAAAAAAGTAAAAACTGAAGAAGCCCGGGCTAACCTGGAAGCTGCAAAACTTAACGCTCAAGCTGATCAGATCAGGGCTGAGGGAATTGCTGCAGCAAACAAGATTATTGGAAGTTCTCTGGAGAACAATAAAGCTTATTTGGAATGGCTGTGGATCGATAATATTGAAAAGAATCCAAATGCGGTGTTCTACATTCCTACTGAAAATAAGGTCCCCATATTTGTCAATCAAACACCGGTAAAGCCTAATAAGTAAGTCATTCTCATTGGTCAAAAAAAGCCAGTTTCTTTGTGGAGACTGGCTTTTTTGTATTTTGGCAAAAATCATTCAACTATTGAAAAACATCAACATATGGCAGATCATCATTACGTACCTCAGTGCTATTTAAAAAGCTTCAATAATATTCAAAAGAATGTTTTTACGCTTTCGAAGCAAGGAAAAAAAATCATCTCAAGATCTTGTGCTCAGATTTGCTATACTCCAAATTTGTACACTTTGACAACTCCGTTTGCTTTAAGTGAATATGGAGTTCATGAAGATCATATTGAGAAAGAATCATTCAAAATTCAAGAAAATAAGTACCCAAAATTTTTAAGCGAATTAACAAAGTTCTCTCTTAATAGCTTTAAGATTGGAGAATCAACGATTAAGTTAATTTTGGAAACAATTGCAACAATCAAAAGAAGGAATCCTTCTTTCGGCAATATATTAAAGCAACATGTACTTGACTCATATAATGACGTTGATCGTATAGAAGTTTTTAAATCAATGTTCCGGAGCTTCGGTGCACCAGAAGATTACCTCCAGTCTGCATCTTTTACAGATTATATTAATGAATTTATGGAGCGATTTAGACAAGATCCTAGAGGAATCCATGATCTTTATCTTACTGGTTTTATTGATACTGATTCAATAAAAAATGTAGTTAGAACTTTATATTCAAGTAAAATATTTGTTCTTTATGCACCTATAGGACGTGAATTTATTACTTCAGACAATCCTGGCTTTACTATCACTGAGGATAATCAAATTATTAATTTTGGTGGACTTGGAGGGTTGTTTGAGTATTATTTCCCAATTACGCCTCAATGTTGCCTTTTTATAACCAATAGTATACCAGACGAAAATTTGTACATGTTAAAAGAAATAACTCCACGATTTATCGATGAATATTTTACAAAAAAAATTAATGATTATTCAGCCAATGTTTCAATGAAAACAATTATTGCAAAAAACACCTTTGAGCTTGAACGTATTAAAAACATAGGCTACTAAAAAAATCAGATAACTCAGATCGGCTTTTATTTCAAGTCTTCTAATCGAAAGCGTAACGACTAGTCCCAGGGCTTTACACATAAAGAATTACTTTTGAACGTGATATAACTCCAAGTAATTTACCAATGACTCAGCTTGCCGGTTGACCGCCACTGATCAGTAAGATTGTATGTGCCGGTGTTGAGCGCCAAAACTTCAAAGGCCCTTGCGGATATGAGACAGAGAAGCCCTGTATAAACTCTTGGTATGAGGAACGGTCGATCACAAAATAAAGAGCTGCACTACTGCAGCTTTTTTTTATTACCGGTTAGCCATTTGAACAAGCTTCTACATACTCAAACAGTATTTAAAGCCTTGCGATCGTAGAGCTTTTTTCATTGCCTTAAATCAGCTAAAAACACCCATCAGCAAGGTATGTTTCTGTAGTACAAAAACCCTGATCATTATGGCCGCCCCCCTATTCGTCGTACTGAAAAATTCAACAATCCCGAGGTTACGAGGGATGCCTTAATAAAATTCGCGTAGGGGGCTCTTCCTCCCCTAACCCCTCAACCTATTTTTACTCGAAAATTTTGTAATTCTGTAACCAAGGAAGAAAACGACTTTAATACTACTGAGAATCAGCGGTTACAATTATTTATACTTTTTGTAACCTTATTCTAAAGGTTACAAAATATTTGTAACCTAAATTATATATCCTCAGTGGTTACAAACTTTTTATAACCCAGTTACAAACTATTTTTCACAAGTTGTAACCAATAAATTACTGACTATCAAACAATTGATACACGGTTACAAAAACACAAAAAATTCGAGCGTTTTTTACAACTCAGGTTATTGCGTAATTATTAAAATCTCCCACTTATGATATTGTATACTTGTTTTGAAGGAAAATGAAACCTATTTTCGTTTAACAAAATCTATCATTAGTTAAACAAGTTATGTCGGTTACTGTAAAGATTTGGGTTAAGCCTCACGTTAAAAAATTCGTTGAGCACCAGTGCGGAAATTTGGTTGTAGTGTCTACTAAAAATTATGTGACTGCCATGCTGCTAAGTATGCTCCGGCATTACCCCAAAGTTTCCATGGTACACAAAAAAGAAGAACCTCCTGCCGGATATCCAGCTTTCCTAAGTGTAGTTATTCCAACCTGGTATTTGAGAAACTTTGGTCAGCACATCACTCCGGAAAATATGGTATTATTTAATGATGCTATGGATGAGCAGATCAAACATGAAATGATGATCCATGTGTGCGGAGCCAAAGGTTGTACCTACACTGATTCTATCCAGCTTTTCAGAGAATTATATCGCTTTGATAAGGATTTAAGCTTCGATAATTTGAAAAAATACCATCAACGGCACGAACACAGATATAAAAGATTGATTATCAGTTAGAAAAAATTAGTCCGTAAAATGTCCCGAAAATCCGCAAAATGTCCCTTTTGCGGTTTTTTTTGTGTCCTTTTCACTTTCAGCTCATTAAACGTCATTTGTTTTATGAGCGGAGTGAAATTGAAAGAAAGTGAAAACCTGGGCGGATTACTCAGTATCGAATATGTGTATGCAGAGGATGTAACTTTCATTCCTGCAGGGCAAGTCATCAGCACCTCCATAGGACTTAAAGCCGGAAAAACGTGGCTACCTTTTGAATGCACTCAAGGATCCATGCGCTTAAAAGAAGATTACAAGGAAAATGAGCAGGGAGAATACTTTGATATTACTGTTTACGGACGAGTGCCAGGTGATGATCCGGATACTGAAACCGTAGTTGAAGATCTACTCAGCAAAGCTGTTATCCTGAAAGTTACTACAGCCAATAACCGTCAAAAAATTGTAGGTCTGCCACATCAACCAATGAGGCTTGTGATCAATGCTGATACCGGTGATCAGGCTGATGACCTTAACAATACCAGGATATCCTTCAACGGAGATTGTATTTACAAAAGCCGGCATTACCTGGCCGGTTTATAAACGTCCTTTTTACGTGATTTTAAGCTATTTAATATTGAGTTCTTAAATATTGGATTAAACGATGGGATTTATGGAGGAGAGGGATGAATAATGGTTTTAAACTAATATCGGCCTTATTACGAGGCAAATGGTTAATAGATGAAGCCTGGGCAAATTCGCATTTACTACTAGTTGACGCTTTACTGGAAGGTAAGCCGGTATTGCTGGATGATCGTTATGCTGGTGGCGTGGACGAAGCTCCTAAAACAGTACTTATCAATGTGGCCGGCAGAACTGTCGTAAAAACAAGATCGTATACCAACTTTAATGACGTACCGGAAGGATCTATCTCAATGATCAGTATTGCCGGTCCGATCACTAAGTACGGCAATTGCTCATTAGGATCTGTCGATTATGCTGATATGATCAATCGAGCGAATGCATCTCCTAATATTTCAAGCATTCTACTAAAAATTGATTCTCCTGGTGGCCAGGTTGATGGTACGGCAACACTTGCTGATGCCATTAAAAATGCTTCAAAGCCTGTAATCGCTGTTATTGATGACGGTATGATGGCTAGTGCCGCAATGTGGATTGGTTCTGCAGCTGATGAAATCTATGCAATGCAGAAAACCGACACAGCAGGCAGCATTGGAGTATACACCACGTTGGCCGATTTCACAAAATCCTATGAAGCCAGGGGAATTGTTCTTCATGAGATTTACTCGGACAGGTCTCCGGACAAAAACAAAGATCATAGGGATGCACTGAAAGGTAAATACGAAGCTGTTAAGGATGATCTGAACTTCATTGCCGATCAGTTTATTTCGGTGATTAAGGAGAACAGATCCGGAAAACTGAACCTTAAACATGACAATCCATTTACCGGCAAAATGTATGTAGCTGAAGAAGCTATAAAAGTGGGTTTGATTGATGGCATCTCTACTATCGAGGCTGTTGTTGATCGCCTGGATGAACTGAAAAACAAACAAATTTCTAATTCAAACGAAAATATGAGTGGTTTTAAAAAAATCTCAGCTCTTAAAAACATTAAGGCTGAACAGGTCCTGGAAGAGCAGCTGCAGGAAGCAAATGCAGAGCTGCAGGAAGAAGGTATTAACGCTGTTTTAATCAGTGCCACTGCCTATGAAGAATATAGCAAAGCGGGTAAAGAGTCAGATGATAAAACAAAGGATCTTACTGAAAAGCTCGCTGCAGCAAATGTTCGAATTAAAGAGCTTGAGAATAAACCTGCAGAGCCTGTAGGGGGAACTCCTAAGGATTCCAAAAGTGAAATTACCACTCCTGAAACTAAGGATGATTTTGTCACCGAGTACGATCTGGAGATTCAAGCCTTAAAAGGTAAATAAATATTAATTATTAAGTGAGGGAGATAAGAAGGGATGGATCCAAATTTAACCAAGCTTTCCGCCTATGCCGGAAAGTATGAGAAAAAGCTTTTCTCAACATTAATAAACAGCCTGGATATCGCAAACGATATCACTGTTTATCCTGGTATTAAAAATACCTTGAAATTAACCAAGTTGAAAGTTTTAGCGGGTGCTAAACCTTTTACCGACGTTTTTGAAGCTGCAGGTGATGCCCTGGAATACAGCGGACGTGATTTGGTGGTAAGAATGGGTAAACGCGAATTATTGATTTCGCCAACCAAATACCGCCAAAGCTGGATGAGTGAGGTAATGAAGCCAGGCGTTAATCCTGAAGATATTCCGTTTGCGGAATACGTTTGGAACCAGGTAATGCTTGAACTTGCAGCTGAGATCAACGACAGTACAGCTTACAATGGTGTGTACAATGCAGCTGGAGCTACTGCAGCTGATATTGCAACCGGTTTTGCTAAACTGATCGCTGATGAAATTACAGCTACTAATTTGGTTCCAGTGGTAACCGGTGCGATCACCAACACCAACGCTGTATCGAAATTTGAGCAAATGTGGAAATCGCTTCCAGTAACCTACCGTAAGGCCGGCGCGAACCTATACTGTTCGTTCAACTCGTACGACAAGTACCAGGAAGACTACCGCGAAAAGTACGGTAAATACATGGAAGTTCCGGATGGTGGCTATGGTTACATTGATGGATCATCTCGTAAAGGAGTACTTAAACCGGTTACCTGGATGAACACTTCATCGCGTTTGATCACTACACCAAAAGAGAACCTGCTTTTAGGTTGTGACCTGTTAAGTGATTTAAACAAAATCAACACGGTTCCTGCCTTGTGGACAATGCAAGTAGGTATTGCTTTTGGAATCGGTTTTCAGATCCGTGACCTGGAGGCAATTAAAGTAAACGATCAAGTTTAGTGAGGAGGATTTATTGTGGGAGAATTAACAAACGAACAATTTGAACAACTTCAGGCTCGTATTAAAGAGCTTGAAGGCGATCTTTCTGCTAAGCAGGGAGAGTTGGACGGTGCTGCAGATGTGATTGCAGACCTAAAAAACAAGAATGTAGAAGTAGCTGCTGCAGCATCTTCATTGCCGACCGTTTCTTTTGATAAAAAGAAATACAAGGTTGTAATCCCTTGTTTTGAAGTAGAAGGTAAAAAATACACGGCTGCAGATCTTACTACCAATAGTAAACTGGTTGCTGAATTGGTAAAAATGGAAGCAGGCGTATTGGAGCCTGTTGAGTAAGGAGGATTTGTGCGATGGCAATTGAATTAACGGATGTATTGCATCCCGATGGTGCTGATAATGCCGGTGGTGTTCAGCAACATATTTATTATGCTCCACTGGCTGATATTTTAACATTGCCAACCGTCAAAAGCCTGGACCTGGCTGCTAATATGGAGGATCTTGTAACGATTGCAACTGCAATCGTAATGAAGCCTACCAAAGCGTTCAGAACCCTGTATTGTACGGTTGATAAGAACGGTGTGAAATCCGAAGCTGTTGGCGAAAGGGATGGTAAAAGCTTTAAGGTAACCCTTAAGTTCACCCACCCTACTAACCGTGCGGAGATCTTAGCGTTTCAGCGTTTGACAGCTAACAGAAACATGGTGTTCCTGGTGCCTGAAACAGACGGTAACGTTCGTATTGTAGGATCCAAAGAGTTTCCTGCAAAACTGAACAGTGGTAGTTCTGATACCGGAGAAACGATTGAATCATTAAAACATGCTGCATTTGAGTTCAGCTGCAATAGCAGAACGCCTGCACCGATCTACACTGCAGCAGTTCCATTAACACCAGCACCATAGGAGGACTAAACAATGAAAATTGAATTACCGGAACCTTTAAAGGAAAAGTTCAGAATTGAGGGAGCCACCACCAACCGGTACTTTGTACCAGGCGTGGGCCAGGTGAACCTTAACGAACTTACCGAATACGATGCCGAACAATTAGTAAACGCCAACTTCGCTCATTTAAAACGAGTGGAAGTTAAAGCAGTGAAAGTTGCCGGCAAAAGTGAATAAAGGTTAGTTGATTGATGTATTTGTAAAACAGCGTGCGAACATATCCGCACGCTGTTTTTGTAAGAAAGGATTATGTCACCGATAAAAACATGGTTGAATAGTGATCGGGATTACGCTACAGGTGTTCAGCTTTATGAAAAGCATGGAGCAAATAATTTCCTGAAGAAAATGTTTGCTGCAGGCATTGATCATTACAACAGTCAACGACTGATAGATGAACTTCAAAAGCTTGCTGAAGCAGAGCCTGAAGCAAAGACCGATCATTTAATTGAAACACCTGATCAGAAAGAAAAGGATCCTACAGGAAAACCATTAAAGTACCTGGAGCTACTCAATAAACGCAAAAAGATCTGGAGTGAAATGGCGCAGTTAAAACCTTATCTGGAAATACTGGCGGAAGGTGATCAGTTAAAGAATGTAGCAGAACGAATCCTTTTACTAAACAGGGAAAAACAGGCCATTTGGACTGAACTGGATTACTTCGATGAAAACGGGGAATTTCCGGATGAGGGCCAGGGCAAAGAATTGATTAGTATCAGTAAAGTCGAATTAAAAGCTAAACAGCTGAATCTACGATCGAATATTTCAAAGCAAAAATCGAAGCTGCAAAAGGCTAAAGATGAAAAAGCAAAAAAGAGAGTTCAGGCTGCTTTAGATAAAAATATAAAGGAATTGGAGCGTATTGATCAACTATTGAGTAAAGGAGAGTTAGATGGATATCAGGGTCAACAAAACGCTATTGAGGCAAATTAAACCTCAAACGGAATTTGACGAATTAATGGTGCACTATTTAAGTGGTACTGTTGATCGTTTATCAGAAACAAAACGTGAAATACTGGAACGATGGGAACAGGCAAATGATTTGATCCGGCATTCTTACAAGTCGGATAAGGATGTTATTGATCACCTGGTAACTCAGTACCGTATTTCTAAAAGTACAGCGCGCCTGGATCTAATGAATACTAAACGATTCTTTGGTTTACAAAATCGAGATACCAAAGAATATTACAGGGGTGTATACCTGGAATGGCTCCATAAAGCGGTTGCCATGGCATTTACCAATAATGATCCGGAGACAGTTGGAAAAGTGTTAAAGGTTGCAGCTTTAATACAGGGAATGGATAAGGATGACAGCGATATTCCTAACTATGAAGATCTGCAGCAGCATGTTATTGAGATCGGTTACATACCGGATTCTTTAAATGTTCCAAAAATCGAAAACCTGGAAAAAGTTGTTGCTTCATTCCTGAAAGAGAAAGCAAAGAAAAAAGCAATTGATGAATTAGCTGAAGATGTGGACGTGATCGGTGAGGGTGATACAGATGGAGAAACAGGAATTATTTGATCATAACTCAGGTCTGTTTAAAAAGCAGCTGCATTTCAACAAACCACAACTACGATCATACTTAATCCGGGCACATGAAGAATATGCAGTCTGGGGACGTGGAACAGGAAAAAGTGAGGGGCTGATTGCACCTAGATCCGTGCATAACATTCATACAATGCCTCGTAGTTCAGGTATATTTGTAGGTGCTACCTATCTGCAGATCCTGGACAGAACATTGCCTGCAGTGATGGCCGGTTGGGCCCGAATGGGTTACATACACGGTGTGCATTACTGGGTTCGAAAAAGACCTCCTAAAGGTGTTCCTACTCCCCTATATGAACCGCAAACTCCGGAATATTGTATCTATTGGTATAATGGCACCGTGATCCGTTTGGTTTCGCAGGATCGTCCTGGGAGTTCAAACGGTTTGTCTATTGACTGGATCATAGGTGATGAGGCAAAACTGCTGAATAAGAAAAAATTGGATGAGGAGCTCTTACCTACTAACCGCGGTAATACGCAACACTTTGGTAACCTTCCCGAGCATCACTCCTTATTGTTTTGTACCGACATGCCTACCTCAGTTGAGGCAAAATGGATTCTGGATAAAGAGAATGAAGTTGATCAGGAGCAGATCAGCCTGATGCTTTCGCTGCAGGTAGAGATCATTAACCTGAAGAAAAAATTAAAAGAGCAGGGCAACACCAGTAAACGCCTGGTTGATCAGATCCGCAAGTATGAAAAGCTACTCACTGAAGTGCGCTTTGAATCGGTGTATTTTTCTGATGCATCCACCCTGGACAACATTGAAGCATTGGGTGTAAAGTTCATTCGCCAAATGAAGCGGACTTTACCAAAACTGGTATTTGATACTGCAATCTTAAACAAGCGGATCATTACGGTTGATAACGGTTTCTATCCTCATTTGGATGTCGATGTTCATACTTATGAAAGTATTGATTATGATTATGTAGACGGCCTTGAACTATACCTCCCAAAGGGAATTATTAATGACTGCAGGAAAGATGCTGACCTGCTTAAAAACAAACCGATTGATGTTGCCCTGGATTATGGTTCAAGTATTAACTGGTGCGTGATCGGTCAGGATCACCCGTATGTGTACAAATACCTAAATGCACTATTTGTAAAGCATCCAAAGCGTTTAAGGGATTTGGCCAAGGATTTTAACGAGTACTATAAATACCATCGGTGTAAAGTGGTTAACTACTACTTTGATCATACTGCAGTCGGCACTAACGCAACAGATAACTTCAACTATGCTCAGGTGTGGATTGATGAATTAACTGAGTATGGATGGACGGTTAATGAGTATTACATTGGGCAGGCTCCGGGACACCAATGGAAGTATGAACTATTTGGCCGCCTACACATGGAAGATGATCCGACCATTAAACGGGTAAGGTACAATAAAAGCAATTGCAAGTTCTTGCTGATATCTATGCAACAGGCAAAGCTACGACAGGGAAGCAAAGGCTTTGAGAAAGATAAACGTGATGAGGGAAAGACTTACATTGACCAGGCTGAAACTACCCATGGTAGTGATGCAGGTGACACACTCTACATTGGTAAGTTCGCAGAGCATCTGGGCATTAAGGATCCGGAACTGGATGCAATGATGATCTGATCGTAAAAGTTAATTAAAGTTTAGCAAGATGGCCTGACTGTTACAAACCGGTCGGGCTTTTTCATATATCGCAAAATCCTGAATGGCAATTGCCTTTTTCGGATAGTGCGTGGCGTGGGTAACTGTCAGACCAGGAAAGCATTTTTTTAATTTAACAGCATTAACCCGCTAACTAATAAAACGTTAGCTAAATATTTTTTGAACAAGCTGTAACATCGTTCTTTACTCCTTTTCTGTGTCCTTTTTGATTTTAACATGTTGTAGCATCTTCGTTTTATGCGAGTTGCGGATGTTTTAAGTGCGATGGATACGCGTGATGAGATGGGAAATTCGGTGCCGTTTTCAGTTGGGTTTGTTACTTGTGATATGAGGAAAGGAACCGGTGGCGAACGTGTGTGGATGGATAACGCTGTGATTGTGGGAGGAAGCAGCTCGCATTCTTCTGTTAAAAACCCCAATCACTGGGGAAACTTTACCAGGAATATAAAAGTGCTTGGCACTAATGAAATACGTAAGGTTCACGCCTTGCTGATTTTTGAATTTAATGGAGAGAGGGTGATTTTGTGATGAGTGATAAAGTGTTGATTGAGGGTGACGTTGCGTATTTAGCTGGGGCCAAAATGACAGTATTCATGGAGAGTGATGAAGCTGTCCGCCCCACGCAGCGTTCCTCCTCTCCAAAAGTAAAAGATACTAACAGCAGCGAAGAAATTGCTCCATGGGGAGAGAATAACGATTTTCCTCAACAGGTAATTGAAGCAGCTGAAAAAAACACCGAAATAGCCAGTCTTATTGACTTTAAAGTCAGGGCTACTTATGCGCGTGGCGTTTACCCTTGTCAGATAACTGGATATGATAAGAATGGAAATGAAGTACTTGCTCCTGTCAATGATCCGGAGATTAGAACGTTCATGTGCAAATCCAACCTTAATCGCTATTTACTTGAGGCGTTAGTGGATTTTTATTGGTTCTTCAATGTATTTCCCCAAATAATCAAAAATGTCAAAGGTGATAAAATCGTTCAGATAGCTGTTCAGGAAGCGTCTTATAGCCGCTGGAGCAAAATGAATGAAAAAGGGATCTGCCCAAACGTTTATGTAAATGCTCAGTTCGGTAAAGGTGCAAAAGCTTCAGACAAAGAGACGCTTAAGTTTACCGCAATAGATCCTTATGATTTTGACCGGGTTGAAAACTTTAAAGAATCTACCGATAAATCAGCAATCTATCCTATCAGCTATCCTACACCAGGCAAGTCATTTTATCAGATAGTCCATTGGCACGGCTTCATTGCAAGCGAGTGGTATGCAGTAACGGCAGCCATTCCAAAGTTTAAAGTGGCTTTAATGAAGCATCAGGTAGCAATCGGATATCACATTCGGATTCCTGCTTCTTTCTGGCCGATATATGCAAAACTAATGGGTAAAGATTGGAATAATCTGACCATGGAAGAACGCAAGGCTCTCAAAAAGCAAAAGCTTGATGAGATGAATAAGTTTCTTACCAATGTTGAAAATGCAGGTAAAGCTTTTATGAGTGAGTATGCCACTAGTGCAAGCGGAGAAAAAATGCATGGTTGGGAGATCATTCCGATCGAAGATAAATTGAAGGAAGGCGCCTACATCGAAGATAGCCAGGAAGCCAGTGCTCACCTAATGCGGGCAATGGGATTAGATGCTACGTTGGTTGGTGCCGGTCCAGGAAGGAATATGGGAGCCGGCAGCGGATCAGATAAACGGATTGCCTTTAACATCTACGTTGCATTGCTGCAACCTTATAGAGATGTAATACTTGAGCCTTTGAATTTCATCAGTGATTACAACGGATGGACCGAACGCATTGAAGGGCTAACATGGCGTTTCCGTGAGGCGAAACTGGAAACATTGGATAAGGGACAGGGAACTGCTGTTGAACAAATTAATTAGAACATTATGCCTATAATAAAAACAAGTGATGAGCTTAGATCGTTGGTTCCAGGCTTAGATAAAACACTCAAATTTGATTCAATTAGCTCGCTAATCAATGAAGTTGAAACCGATATTCTTACTTCGGTTTTGGGTTTCGAGTTAGTTGACACGTTAAATACGATCTATGAGTCTGGTGCTGCAGCAACTCCTCTACAAAAAAGCCTACTTTCTCTTTCTCAAAAGGCGGTAGCTTATCTGGCTGTAATGAAGTACCTGCCCTTTGGAGCAATCCATATTTCGGATAGCGGTGTTTATGTGATTTCAACCGGCGACAGGAAGCCGATCAGCGATGCAAAACTTCACAAGATCTCGCAGCAGCTTTCTGATAGTGGATTTAACTTCATTGAAAAAACCATGGAGTTTTTGGAAGCTAACCTGGATGAATTTCCTGAATACAAAAACAGTGAAGCCAGGAAGGAAACCATTTCATTCTTTATTACCTCAGCCAAAGAGTTTACCAGGTTCGTTAATATCCGATCATCCAGAATAACCTTTATGGCATTATTGCCGGTAATGGGTTCAGTGGAAGAAACCTGGTTAACCAAAAGAATCGGAGCCGATGTAAAAGCTGCTTTGCTGGAGCGTCGAAATAATAATGCCTTAACGGATGCAGATAAAAAGCTGCTCCCAAAAATAAAACGGGCCGTTGCCTTTATGACTACTGCAGACGCTGCTCAGGTGCTGTCCGTGGAACTACGCAATGACTCCATTTTAATTAATGAATTTACCTCCAGTGAAAGTACTATTCGTGCTTACCGTCCGGATCCTTCGGTACTGGAAGAATTCCAGGCAACCTATACGGCAAAGGCGGACGAAGTAATGGATGAAATATTGGAACTTATCAAACCGGCTTCGGTGACCACCGACAGCTCAATTAACAGCGACAGCGGGTTTTATTTAGTATAAACAATGAATTGGATTGAATTAGTAGTTGGGATTTTTGGTGGTGGGACAATCAGTTCAATTTTTACCGCAATCTTCTATCAGCAGAAAAATAAAGCCGATGCCAGAAAAGCCAGTGCTGAAGCCGATGGGGTGGTTATTGAAAACTATCAAAAATTCGTCATCGATCTGCAAAAACAGCGTGAAGAAGATAAAAAGCTTTCGGATGAGCGTATTAAAAGCCTTGAAGATCAATTGAAAGACGTTCTGGAACGAGAAAAGGAATATCTGAAACAGATCACTTTGTTCCTGGAAGAACGTAAGAGTTTATCTGATCGAATCTCATACCTGGAAAAAGAAAACAAAATACTTAAAGAGAAAATAGTGAAAGGGTTTAGTGATGGGGAAAAACATTAAGGATTTAGATGTACGCCTGCAGATTGCATTTACCAATGCTGCAGAGGATTTTAAAAAGCATTATCCAAACGATCCGCAACCAATCTTAACCTGTACGCACAGATCAAATGAAGAACAAAATGATTTGTACGCACAAGGAAGAACAAAGCCTGGTAAAATCGTTACGAATGCCAAAGCCGGTCAAAGCCCGCATAACTTTTTGCCGGCACGAGCCTTCGATATCGCATTCGTTAAACCAGGTAATTTATTGGATTGGAATCCGGAGCTTTTTAAAAAGTTCGCAACATTACTGGCGAACAAGCGAAACGATGTTAGGTGGGGTGGCACGTTTACCAGCTTTAAAGATTACCCTCATTTTGAACTGAAAGATTGGAAGTAAAGAAAGAAAATGAGACCGTTATTATTGTTATGGTTGTGCTGTTTACTAATGGTAAGCTGCACAACACAAAAAGTTGACACCTCTGCAAGCAGAAAGGAAACCGAAAAGGTTAACATCAGGCATGATCAGAAGGATAGCGTGGTCGCTAAAGTTAAGGAAAGCCTTAAAACATCAGTTACTAAAACTGTTGTTCCGACTAGAGTTGTCCGGATCACTGACACGCTCCCCTGTCCTGGGATAGCAAAGTCCGGCAATATTGATTTAGGAAATGCTAGGCTAATCTATTCGCTCCAGAACAACATACTCACTTTAGGGGCAATCATCGACAGCACTGTCAATGTGAATCAGTGGGTTGAACATAGGATTGATAGTCTGCAGTATAAACTATCAGCCCTGAAATTACAGAACGACAGTTTGACCAAGGTCATTCAGGGAAACACAGCTACGATTGAAAAGCAGAAAAAGCCATTATGGTCAATGTTTTTTGACACTGCAGTTAATATCTGTCTGTTCATTGGTTGCACATGGTTTCTTTATAAGTTTTTAAAAAATGAATGAAGCTACACTGAACAATAAAAAATTCGTGGCTCCTTCCAGCTGGAATGAATTAAATGACAAGGGTGTTTTAGCTGTTGCAAAATCGCTGTGTCATGAAGAAGGAAAGTCCACAGAGGCAAGAATTCAGTTAGCTAGAGAGCTTTTCGGAATACCCGAAAAGCTTTTTTCGCAATTGAACCCTGCTCAAAAAGTTCATTTATCATTACTCTTTGATTGGGTTGGACTGGACAATAATTTAACAAAATGGCCTTTAACCACTATTCGCCAAGGGTCAAAAGTATATTACGGTCCTGCAGATAAACTTCAGGATCTATCCGGAGATGAATTTCGGTATTGCGAAGCGGTACTGGCTAAGTATTGGAATAGTAAGAATGTAAATGACCTGGCTGATCTTACTGCAATATTGTACCGGCCTGCAGTATCATTTTCCTTTACAAAACAGGATACTGCAGAACGGCAAAAGTTTAATATCAAAAACTCTAATCGTCGATCTGTGTCCTTTTGTCGCTTACCTGATTACATTAATTATGCAGTGTTGCTATGCTATTTAGGCAATCGTAGCTTAATTATTAAAAGCCATCCGCATGTTTTCTCCGGAGGCGAAAGTAATGAGAAAAAGACCTGGACAGATGTGCTGCTAAACATCAGTGGTACAAAATTCGGCGACTACGACAAAACCATCACGCAAAACATTTGGTTGCTTTTGCGCGACCTGGATAATACCATAGCAGCTACTAAAAAGTAGTCAGATGGATAACGAATCGGTTTACATTAATTATTTCGAAAATGCTGCAGTTAAACTTAAAGAGCTACAGCATTCACCTGAAAAGCCTTGTTTCTTTCACTTGCCGAACCGCTACGACCTGGCCGAAATGGATGAGGCGATACGTTCTTCAGCTAAAGAAACTGTAATGCTGCTGGATGCCTATGAGAGTGATTTAAGCGAAGCATCGGGTGATAATAATATCGAAGTAATTAATGCTGCCTTTTACATCATTGAAAGGTCTGATTCCAGAGATCTGACATCTATTAAAGCAACGAGATCCCGTTGTGCAATTATTGGCAACAAGGTAATTGCGAAGCTTCGTAAAGACTCCAGAGCTAAGCGCAGCGGTAATGCATCTGCCTTTCCATTTAAGGAATTTAAGTTTAAAGTTAATGTGACAAGTGTTGGCCCGATGGGTGATCAGTACTACGGTAAACTCTTTCAGTTTGAGTTGCTATCGAGTGTTGATGTAGTTTTTAAAGAAGACGATTGGTTATAGTATGGCGATAAGTGTTGAAAGGGAACCAGGTATATTAAGCTTTGCTGGTAACAGTACTGCATTGTTTTTGAAAAGCACCGGAGTAGTTACTCCAGGCGTAACTTCTATTAATGAGGTCAAACATCGTGGCTACGGCTGGCGCGATGGTTTTTCCATAACCCTTGAATGGGGCGATACCATTGTTCGCATGACGGCTAAGGACGCTCCGGATGATAGTGGTTTACAGTTTCCGGTTGGTGGTGAATTAGGATCGGATATCCCAGTATATCTGAATACCATACTCCCCTATTTTCAATCCAATTTCTTAATTGATGAAAGCTTTACAGTTGAAGTTGTCGGCAATTCATTGAGGTTTACAGCCAAAAAAACAGGTAACATTTACGACTTTAAAAACGTCGGTGAACATTACCAGCAAGTATTTAATAACGTTAACTCATACGAAACCCTCGTTGTTCGTCATGGTACTCCGGACAACCGAAAACCAAACTTTAAGCATTTTGTAGAACTGTTCATTGAAACATCTCCTGATGTATTTGAAAGTAAGTATGAGGCAATGGTGGATATTCACAATGATGTAAGCTCTGTAGATTTTAGTGACACCCTGAGAAGTTATCTGGAACCAGATCTTCCTGAATATGCACAAGGCATTTTACTCCAGCGATGCAAAAAAAGTATTGTGAAGTATTACTACCGATATGCTGAAGCCTGGGGAACTCCAAACGCCATTGTAAGAAAAACTTACTCATCGGAAATTAAGTATGCCTTACTGGGCGGTTTGGATCATGTTGCAAACTCTCGAGTAAGTACAAATCCTGACTCTTTGGGAGAGAAACTTACGCAGGATCCACAACTGCATTTGTTTTTAGAATCAGCTACAATAGATACAGCTAAGGTAAGAGCAAACGAGCCGGTAATCCTCACCTACCTTTATCTGCATGAAATGGCTCATACCATCGGTATTAAGCTTACCGTAAATTATTCGGATGAATCAGTAGCTGAGATTGTAAAACCAGGTATTCTACTAAACCAGTTTGATAAAATCTACATCAATTGTGGTTACACTCAGCTGAACCTTGAAAGCCTGGATCCGGAAAAAACGGTAATTGGTTATTCTGTCCAGGTGGTAGATGAACTGAATGCCGGATTAAGCGCAATAAAACACTTTCTTGTTGACCGATCGTTCAAAAGATACTCCAGATACTTTGTATTTGCCGATAGCGTGGGAGGCTTTAAAACCCTTACATGTGTTGGCGAGCAAAGCAGTGAATTTGATCTGTTAACTGAAAGTGCAGATCAGAAGCTTCCATTCAACTATAAGCTTAGTCAGGCTCAAAAGATCGATTTTAATATTGAGCTTAAAAGAGTGGAGCAGGTTGCAACCGGCTTTAAAAAAAGAACTGAAATACACGCTTTGGCGGATTTCTTTGTATCGAATTACAAGTACCGGTACATCAATAAAGAGTGTATCCCGATTTCGGTAACATCCCGAAATATTAAAAAATATAAAGACCGGGATAATTTACCGGCCATTAAGTTTGAGTACTCCAGTGCCTATGTTGATCGGCTGTACTCTGAAGATAGCTCCGAAGATCTTGGGTACAATGAGACTGCTCAACCAGATTCTGATTATTATATTCCAGATCAGTTTGGTAGTTCAAGATCTGGAGGAAATAATCCGGATCATAATCATGATAACCTGTATTACCGAAAAACGGAAAGTGATGACCGCTTTGCTGCTTTTGAACATCAACACTGGTTTAATGAGCTGGTTGGAGTTATGTCTCCAGATCAGGACTATAAAACCGGAATTGCTGCAGGAACTTACAACCAGGTAACAGTAACTGAGGAAGGCCGTGTAATTGCGGGAGTAAACATTCCTTATATCACCTTTGCCCAGGGAGACACACGATATCTACAGTTAACAGATCCACGAATAGTTAAATGGGAGGCTTCAATTGATCAGGTATTTGCTGATGGTCGTTATTCTCAACTTGGCCATACGCATACTATTGATGCAATTCTAGCTGCAGGAAACACAACCACGCGTAGTTTAACCATTGGAGACCTGGTGATCAATGGCAACATCATTCACAATGGATCTGTTTATGAATCAAATGCAGAACAGGTGAACATTGAGGACAATTTATTATTGATTAATAAAAATGAAGTTGGCCCAGGTGTTACCGCTCGTTATGGAGGTATTGAAGTTGAACGAGGTACGGCAATCAATTACCAGTTTGTATTTGATGAATTCGATGACGCGTTTAAAATTGGTGAAATCGGCAATCTGCAAAAGGTTGCTACCAGGGAAGATACTCCGTTATCCGGAGGGTTCGCACGATGGAATGCTGCAGCCTTCAGATTTGATGCTGTAGATATCAAACAATATGCATTTGCAAACACTCCTACCGGAACAATTACCGATTGGAATACATTGCCTTATGAAGGGTTAATGCATGGAACCAACACTGCTATAAATGGCCCTGCAGCAGGATTTTTTACAGCCTTTAATATTAGATCGGATAACAACAATACTTTTAGCAATATTATTGGTGTTGACAATAATAGTAAAGACTGGTATACAAGATCCCAACAAACAGGTGTTTGGGGAAACTGGAGAAAGTTTTGGGATAGTGGGAATAGTAACCTTGCTACTGTTGATTGGAAGGCTAAAAAGCTATTAGTTAACGGAGCTACGGATGATAGTATCAGCCATTTAATAGTTTCAGGAGGGATAAATGCATTATGGTATAGAAGCGTTAATCTTCCGGATGCTAATGCACCTATAGCTTTTGTAGCTGGAACGTCTCTGTCAAACTCATATTCAATTATTAATTCTAGCGGTTCTACGAATTTTCCATACACTGCAGGAGGAGGTTTTGCTTATGACCGGGTAGCTGATTATTCGAGTACTTCAGCGATCGGTTCATTTAAGCTTTGGACTTCAGCTGCCGCTGATACTGATTTCCAATTTAAAAAGCTTACTGCTCCTAACACTTGGTCAGGATGGTACAAGTTTTATCACAACGGCAATGACGGCTTGTTGTTTAAAGATAGAACCAATGGATCTACTTTCTTGGCTGACTTAAATAATGGTAATGGAATCGGTACTTATGCCTGGAATTTAGGATCTGCCACTAATGCCCCAACTGCCAATGCAGGTGCGTTAATAAACATCCCATATAATTATAATAGCCTTGGTCAGCCAGTAGCAGCAAATTCCTGGAGTCATCAATTAGCATTCCCTCAGGTTGGAGGTAGTGGAGATATGTATTATCGCTACTATAATGGTACAGCATATTCAACCTGGTCTAAGTTCTGGCATTCCGGAAATAGTAATCTTTCTACTGTTGATTGGTTAGCCAGAGCCGTTATAAGCGATCGGGCACCAGGCTCCGGCTCATTTGTAATGAGGAACGGATCTGGTGTAACTATGTGGAACCTTTATGGTATCAATACGCAAACTGGTTCAAACAACGTCGGCTATGATTTTGCAGTACTTCGTTATAATGATACCGGTACAGGAATTCTTAATGCCCTTGTAATTAAACGAGATACAGGGTATTTGGGGATCGGCACCAATGCTCCAGCCTATACATTAGATGTGCAAGGAAGGATTTCCGCTAATAGCGAGATGTTTGTCTTTAAAGGAGGGACAGTTAATGGTAATGCAAATGCTGAGTTTATAGATGTCATTTGGAACACTTCAGGCACTACTATTGGGATATTAGCGGGTTCTATTGGGACAAATGCGGCCTTTAGACCTCTTGGCATCTACGGACATAACGGCACTACCACAAAAACCTATGCTTCTTTTGGAGATGGTGAAACCACTATTTATGGAAATGTATTAGCCTCTGCAATTCTACTGACACAGGCGGCTATTCCTGGAACTGTGATTGATTTTAACATAGGAGGCAATCAGTACAAATCGATTTCAGCAAATACCACATTTACGCTTTCCAATGCTGCAGACCGGAAAAACGTAACGATAGAAATCAAAAACACGGCAACGTTTGCGATTACCATTGCTATTACCGGTGTTAAGTTTCCAAGCATTGCAAACCTTACGATATCGGCCAACAAGGCAGCAATTATTTCCCTAATTCAAATTAACAGTACAGTGTACGGAGCGATCATAACCGATTACTAATATGATAGGACTTGCATTCTGGGGAACCAGTCAATTAATGCCTGTAACCGGCCTTTTTAAAGTGGACTTTAGCACGCCTGGTACTGCTCCGGTAAGTACCTGTTACATGGTAAAGTTACCCGCAGCTTTAAATGATAAAATTTTTGCTGATCCTCTTGGAGTAGGTCCAGCTGTTGACGGGAGTTATTTTATAAAAAGAACGGGGAACTTTTACTCCAGGTATCACGTCACCGGAGGTAGTGGAGTCATTAGCTATATATCGGAACTCGGTGCTCAGGGATTAAACGGCAACAATATCGCATTTCATGTATATAGTCAAAGCAGTGGCAATAATTCGGCTAGTGGTATGGTGAACGCAGCAATAGTGGAAACAAGTCAAAGCGTTAAAATCCGTTTTACGCAGGTGGGCACCAATACTGCAGATATTCTATTTAACGTGTCAGCAACCTATGACTTCGGACAAGGATCTGTATTTCCTACTGTTCAGCGAACAAATAATGTGTCAACCTTTGAAATTACTGCAGATATCGACACCTCAAAATCAAAGTCCTTTACAGTTAGCGTTGGGGTGGTTAACATTGGGTTAGGAACAAGCGGTAACCGCGTACAATTCTATATCGAAATTTTAAGTATTTAACATCATGCACATTCTCATCAATTCAAGCGTAAAAGCGCAAGGCGGTTTTTCAACCAACGAGGCTATTATTAAACTAATGCAGCACACCATCCAAACATCCTATAGCCGGGATGAAAATGGACAAGAGGTAGAACAATATACCTTGTCTGCAAGTGCTTCAATTTATCGCTCAGTTTCAGATTACGAAAATAGAGAAGCTTGTTTTACTCCGTTTGATGTTACGCTGAGTATTTCAAAGCAGCTTAGCCAGGGTCAGATAACCAAACAGGAAGTTTATCAGTCGATCTTAGAAGTTAACGTAAATCACAATGCTCAATTAATTCAATAACCCTATTACACACATTACAATATGAACGCTAAAATCAATAAGGCTAAAGTTTCCTATAAGCAGATTTATTCTTTTATCAAAGCAGCCAACGAGTACTTAAAGCTCTTTCCGGAGGAAACGAAACTGAAGTATGCAATTACAAAAGTTGCTAACCAGGTGAATGAATTTCACAAGCAATGGATGGAAAAGCTAAGTGATATTGAACTCGATCACGCGCTAACGGATGCTGACACCGGCAGGGTTTTCTTTACGATCGATGATAAAACCGGTAAACGTAATTACCAATTTGATAAAGAAGGAATTAAGGCTTCTGATGCTGCAAAAGACCTCGCATTTGAAGATAAATCAATTGAATTTGAACCTTATTTAGCATTAGAGCTGCCTAAAGGACTTCACGAAAGCTGGATTGAAGTATTTAAACCTTTCGTGATTGATCCAGATCTCAAAGTAGAATTAAAAACTCCGGAGATTGTCAATTAACGGTTCTGATAAGATTTTTTAGCGGTATTTATCGATACCGCTTTTCATCATTTGTGTGCGAGGGAATTTGAGATGCTGTCAATTAGAATTAATGGTGAAAGCTTAGACTTAGAACCAGGAACAAAATTACAATTAGAAGTTAGCCATCCGGCTTTTAACTCCCGGGAGTTAGTCGGGACGTACAGCTATCCGATTAAGGCTAAGCTGACTCCTAAAAACAAACGGTTAATTAACCATTTACATCGACCTGAACGCATAGGCGACCTTGAAAAAGGGTTTGAATGTGAGCTTTACAATGGAGATACCTTTCATAAGAAAGGTATTTTCAAGTTTAAAATTAGTAATGGCACAATTGAGGGTTATATCCTGGCTGATAATAGTGGTGTAGCCAATATTCTAAGTAAGACTACATTAAATGACCTTTTTAAGGATACTACTTTTCAATTGGGCAATAATGCCTCAGAAATCAAAAATAACATTGCAGCAACCTGGATAAACTTTCCTAAAGTTCCGTATGTGTTCCCGTACGTAGTTAACTACATCGCAAATAGTCCTGAACGAGATGAAAACGGAGTTGTAATCACACCAGTTGTGAGCTCCATGAATCCGGTCTATTTATCTGCAGAAACCAATAGCTATGAAATGAGGTATGGCCTGGCCGAACCTCCAACAAAATCTGCTTACATGCAGTTTCCTTTTTTCAGTCTGAAGTATGTAGTTATTGAATGCTGCAAACTTTTGGGTTACCAGGCGAAGGGCTCATGGTTTTCTGATCCATGGTTAGATCGGATCCTGATATTCAACAACGTGGCACTTCCTTTAATAGTTAGCACTATCGGAACCTTAAAAATTACTGCTGGAGACCACTTACCTCAGATATCTATCGGAAAATTCTTTAACGCACTGAAGAATTCGTTTGGCATTCAGATCCTGTTGGATCCGGAAACGCTTACTGCAGATTTCACGCCCTTGAAAGAAGCTTTGGTAAGTACGTCGGTTGAAGATTTTACTACCAAAACTGGACACATGAAAGATCTGAATTCTAATGAGTACAGTGGCTTAACCATAAAACCAACATTTGACTCAGATGATAAAATGTGGAGTGACTCCCCTCCTCCTATCGACGTAACTGGTGATCCCAGAGATCCGATTGTTCGTGAATACAATTTTAACGGAGGAGGTGAAACGTATGAGCTAGGCACCGGTCCTATTTTAATGGGTACTTTCAGAACTGACCGGGATAGAGCTGATGAAAGAACCCTGCTTTTGCCGGTAGTAAATCAAAGCTGCCTGATCAGAGATCCATTAGTAGCTGCTGGAGATATGGCAGATGAAACTAAGCATAAATTCAGCCTTCGTTTTTTCACCTACTATGGTATGCAGCCTGATTCATTGGGCTATTATTACCCATTTGCAAGCAGTGGTGTCACCAATTACAATAACATCAGAGTTGGTGAATATGCAATGATCTATGAAGGGGAATTCGGCCTTTTTAAGAGGTGGCTGGAACCGTGGTTTGAATTTCAAAAAAATGCCAAAGTTGCTGTGTTTAATATGAACCTAAATGGTAGTGAATTCACCAAAAAACTATTAAAACTACCTAAGATCATATTAACGGACGAAGGTGTAAAAATGAGGTGTATTCTAAGCCGTCTGAGCTATGAGTTTCCGACTTATGCCAGTGCTGAAATGGAAGTCTACACTCAATCAGCTACTCCTTCCAGATCTGCAGTTCCGGTAAACCCTCCAGAGTATATTCCTCCGGTGGATGGATCTGTACCAGTTAATCCAATTATTATCTATGCAATCCTTGAAATTGAGAACCACCGCCGGTATAACGAAGGTGGTTTATTTGATAACCGGTATAAAATATCCGGCGATATCGTGATCAGGTTTTATTCTGACAGGGCCGGCACAAAACCATTCATTGCAAATAACCTGAATGTGAAGTATAAAATGGATCATGTTAACAGGATCAATTCTTATATGAGTTTCAGTGAAAACCGACAGGTTATCTGTAATGGTAGTAAAGTGGTGTTATTTTCTAATTACACCTTCCTAATGGCTTACAGGTACACTAAATACCAGGATTATTTTTCCTTACTGCCTTCAGTGGGCTATAACATCATTACAACCAGAAGTAATCCATCGGCTCCAAACATCGGTCCACGTCCAAGATATTAAGTGAGAGAACATGCAGCAGAAGGAATTAGAGCAATTGCTTGATAAATGGCTCTCCAGAACCGTCAAAAGGTTCCAGGAAGCCATGGATCGGTACATGATTATTGGAGATGATCGGTTGTATCATTCGTTTGCAACCGAACTGCAGTCAAACGGTGGAGATGTCGAGCGGGTACTTATAAAATTCAATAATTACGGTCGGTTTGTCGATATGGGTGTCGGACGGGGTGTTCCCTTAGGGAGTAGGAAAGCATTAGGGGATGATGCATACTCCAGAAGCAGAGGCGAATCCGGTAGGCTTCACCATATGGCTCGTAAAGCCAAACCATGGTACAGCAAAACCAAGCGACGGGAAATCGGAAAGCTCCGGAGAATATTGGAGATCCGGTTTGCAATAAGTGCAATGAAAGAAGTGAAGGATGGTATAGCGCAAATTGGCAATGTGAGCATACACGTATAAGCAAATTAAAGTGAGGGTGATATAGATGGCGATGGAAAATGAAAAGGCTGTTATAGACCTGGTATTAAACGGTCAAAACAGCATGACAACTATCAATGAGGTAAACAGTGCAGTAAGAGCATTAACCTCATCGATAAATAAAATGAGAGAGGCCGATAATCCGGCACAGTATGCAGAGCTGATTAGGCAACGAAAAGCCTTAAAGGATGCTCAGAACGAAATGAAAGAAGCCGTTAATGGCACAACTACCTCGTTCGGGAAGTTTAAGCAAATTGCTGCAGGAACGTTTGTAGGTGGCGCACTGATAAAAGGTTTTGAACTGGCTGTTGCTGCAGTTGAGCGTTTCATTGGAGGAATTTACCAGGCTGCAGCGCAAACACAAAAGTTCACTGCAATACTAGAAAACTCCCTAGGCAGTAAAAGCGGAGCCAAAGCAGCATTGGATATGTTACGTGAATGGGCAGCTGAAACACCGTTTTCATTAGAAGAGGCTACCCAGGGGTATATAAAGCTAGTTAACCGTGGTATAATCCCAACAAAAGCAGAGTTAACTCAAATGGGTGATTTGGCCGCTTCTCAAGGCAAAACGCTTGATCAGTACATCGAAGCGATGCTTGATGGAATGACTGGAGAGTGGGAGCGAATGAAGGAGTTAGGCTTGAGAGCGAAAACTGTTGGAGATACAGTAAGCTTGACCTTTAAGGGAATGACATTATCAGTCAACAAATTCGATGAACAAGGGATTCAGAAAGCATTATTGAATTTCGCAAAAATGGATGGTATAGCTGGCAGTATGGCCGCTGTATCTAAAACCATTGAAGGACAGGCTTCAAATCTAAAGGATAACCTGGATAAACTTGCGGCTACTATTGGAACAAGCTTCAGTGAAAGTATCATGAGTATTATCAAACTGGCTAATGATGGCACTTCAGCTATTACAAGGATGTTTAAATCAGCTGCAGATAATTCAATAGATGACTTTAAGGAACAACAAAAGGTTGTTAAATCCCTTACAGGGGACATTGCACCGTTACTGGATCGATATGACACCCTTAAAACCAAAACCAAATTAACAGCCATTGAACAGAATGAGTTAAAAAACATCATTCAACGAGTTTCTCAAGTTATTCCCAGTGCTGCAGCTGAGTTTGATAAGTATGGCAACATCGTTTCAATCAATACCACTAAAGCTCGTGAGTTTATTGAGACTCAAAAAGCCATGTTAAAGGTTAAAAATGCTGATGCTATTACGGAAAATGAGGATGCCTTAAAATCCGATCAAAAGCGACTTACCGAACTTGCAATCAGAAGAAAGTCCGGAACAGCCTGGGAAACGGCTACAACGGGCCCTGGTATGTCAAGTTCTTATGTAAGAAAACTTACTGATGAGGAATTAAGAGTTCTGGATGAAAATATTGCAGCATTGAATGAAAGAATCAAGGGTCGAACAGGTATTATCAACGAGCTCAAAGGAGGAAATCTCACTATCCCAGAGATAAAAGTTGATAAGCCCCAAACAAATGGGAATGGGAATACCGAGGAAGAGGAAAAGGCTAAAGAAAAAGCATTAAATAAGTATAAAGAGCTGCAACAGGATATCCAAAAAGTAAAGGACGATAACCATAAGCTAACTTTAGAAAAGGATCAGCAGGAAGTATTCGAAGTTGAACAAAAATATAAGAAGCTGCGAGAGAGGGCAAAGGGGCATGCAAATGATATCCTTACTATCAATATCGAAGAAAAGAAAGAACTGGATCTCCTAAAGAAAAAGCAAGCTGAGGAACGGGAAAAAGAACAGGAAAAGCAAAACGCTGAAGACGCAAAAGCCTATTTTGAACTTTCCAAAAATCAGCTTGAAAACCGGTTTAATGATAAAGAAACCAATCTTCAGAATCAGAAAGCTGATGCCTATGATGATTTAAATGAAGTTCCTCTGGAAGAACGTCTCGAAAAGGAACTGGAGCTGCAACAAGCTTTTGCTCTCAGCGAATATGAACTGGAATATGAACGGTTAGTAGCTTTAAAGATTCTGCATGAAACGTTTGGTGAAGACACCTCTCAGATAGATAAAAAAATAGCTGATAACCGGATTAAGGAATCAGAACGGGTTTATAAGAAGAAAATTGCAGATGAAACCCGTTATAAAGAGGGCCAAAAAGCTATACAGGAAGCTTCAATTTCCCTGGTAAAAGAGGGTGTCGACACCGTAAAGACGCTGTTCGGGGAAAAATCAGCAGCTTATAAAGCTGCTCTAGTGGTTGAAGCAGCAATGAGTACTGCAGAGGTTATTATGCGTACTCAATCGGAAATTCAAGGGTATTGGAAACTTTACTCCGGTATTCCTGGAGGCCAGGTGATCGCTGGTGCCTTGACCGGTATTGCAGTGGCCCGTGCCGGTTTAAGTATCGCCAAGATTGCCAAAGCAGCTTCCATGAGTGGTGATGATGCTGACTCCGGATCCGGCAATCAAACAAGATCATCAACACCAAAGGCACGTGATGGTGCTTTAATCGGTGCTGTACCGGAAGGTAGTAGCCATGAAGATGGTGGGATCGATCTGTTCGACAGAAAAACAGGAAAGCATATTCTGAATATGGAAGGCGGTGAGCCCCTAATGGTGCTTAGTAAAAAGGTTTATGGTAATAATAAGCGTCTTATTGACCAGCTGCTGTATAACAGTATGTATAAAAACGGTGCACCTGTTTTACCCAATTACCAGGCAATCGATAAAGCGGTTTCAACTTATCGAAATGGTGGTGTTTCGGAAAGCTTAGATGCCTGGCAGTTGGCAGCAACTGCTGCAGCTTCAAACTCCTCAGGTGGAACAAATTCTGAAGTAGTAATTAAAAATGATGATCGGTTACTGGAAGTAATGAACCAGGTGCTTGCTGCAGTGAGAGAAGAAAAAGACCGGCCTGTAGTGATCAGTTACTTTAAGATTGCAGAATCCTTGAATACGGTTGATATGATCCGGAAAGATGCAGGGGCTAGATAAAAAAGTCCTGGACTATATGTTCCAGGACTTTTCTATTTTCGCAAAATCAAAAACCGCGAAAAATGAAAAAAATATTTCTACTACTTATGATGTTGCCAATCTTGGCATTGGCGCAAGATGACATGTACTTTGATAAACTTAAGCCGAAATCAGCCAAAGAAACCTTTCCTGAAATTAGACTTCCTTTTGATAATGGGCGAATTGCCTACACTGGTGTTGTAATTGTTGACAGTGTAAAGATGAAAGAACTATTTGTTAGAGCTAAAGAATGGACAGCTTTAACATTTAATTCGGCACAAGATGTTATTCAAATGGATGATAAGGAGGCTGGCAAACTAATCATTAAAGCCATTGACAAAGTAAATATTTCTAGCAAATCATTAGGGATGGAAAATATTACTACCTACTCGCTTTATTTTACACTTAACTTAACTTTTAAGGACAACAAATATAAATATGAGTTGAATAACTTTCGGGTAATGCTTGCCCCATCAAAAGAAATCCCTCATCCAGATGAAACTCTAGTTGAAAATACATATCAATCTTATCATAAATACTGTTGTGAGCAAAAACGTGACTACTGGGTAAATAAATCAATGCTTAGACTTTGGGCAGACATTTTAAGAAATGTGGACGAAAGCGCTAAGATTATAATTGATGAATTAAAAATAGCGGTTGAAAAACCTTCAAATGGTAAAAACGATTGGTAACCGCCTTACATTTGTTACAAATGGCAATTAGATTTATAGCCTTGTAAGCCTACTAAATTAAAATTGTTTCGCATGTTTGCAATGCAGGACGATTTTATGATGGTAAATCATTAAAGGTTTACAATCACCAACATTTTAAGATAAATCCCGAGTGAGCCGGTTAGGCCGGCAACCCTTCTTCGTGTTTTTACCACGTAAGATTTGTTCTGCAGCACTCGGGGCTATTTATACCATGCAGAACAAACCGAAAAAATCCGTTGACGCTCAAGGAGCAGAGACTACCTCTCAAATGGCAACCTTAACCGTGAAGGTACATCCTAACCTATTAAGCCAAGCTCAACTAAATTGCTTTGTAAACTGGTACACCAGAGGGGCTGATGCTCGTAAAGCAATGAACAGTCTGTTAGAACTTTTCTTCCAAAATGTAACTAATGAGACTCATTTTCCTGTACTGAATGAGTCGGAGATATTTGAGGTGTACATGCTCTACCGTTTTTTATACCGGTTAGAATACCAGGATCATGAAGAGGCAAAAGAAGTAAGTCATCAATAAACCGATTGGAATCCCACATTTATAGTATAGCACAAGCATTACAACTTGCTTATATTTACCTACAAATGTCAACTAGATTTATACAATTGTAAACCGATGAAATTAAAATTCTTTTGCATGTTTGTGATGCAGAAATACTAATACCCGTTGTTTGTACATCAAAGTATAAATCAACAAAACTTAAGATAATCCCGTGTGAGCCGTTTGGAGCGGCATTCCTTCGCTTGTGCAAACAGGTATGAGTGTTTCTGCAGCACACGGGACTTTTTTACAGTATGCAGAAACACTCGAAAAAAGCCGCCAATGCTCAAGGAGCACCAGCCGGCATCCCAAAAACGGTTACATTAACTGTTGAGGCACACCCTAACTTGTTAAGCCAAGCTAAGCTCAATTGCTTTGTACAATGGTACACCACCGGTGCTGATGCCGGCAAAGCCATGAACAGTCTGTTAGAACTGTTCTTCCAAAACCTTACTAACGAAACTCATTTTCCTGAACTGGATGAGTCGGAAATATTTGAAATGTACATGCTCTATCGCTTTTTATACCGGTTGGAGCGGCAAGATCACGAGGAGTTATTAGAAATTGTCACCCAAAACAACTGGGTTCAATAAAATAAAAGCCCTCATCAAAGGGCTTTTATTTATAGACTTTCCATCAAAGACATTTGTTGTTTTCTCTGTTCTGCATCAATGTGTACATATACCATTGTAGTTTTTATAGCTGCATGTCCCATAAGTTCTTTAAGTACTGCAATATTTCCACCTGCAGCTAAAAACAAGGTAGCAAAAGTATGTCTGGCAGTATGAAAGCTTAATTCCTTGCTTATTTTGGCCTTCTCCGCAATAAGCTTCAAATTCTCATTCATTTTCTGATCCGCAACTTTCTCCAGTAATAACCCCTTTTTCCCTTCGATTAACTTTTTTGCATAAGATAGTAAGGGAATCCTTACGGGCCGATTAAAGCGTCTTGTTTTATGAGGTATAAAGACCAGTTCATCACCAATAATGTTTTCATTGGAGAGATGAGCAATATCTGAAATACGAACGCCAGTATGGCATGAAAACAAGTAACTTTTCAACTCTCTCATTAAATGTCCTGGAAGATCATTTTTTTCATACAGCTGTTTAAGTTTTTTCACCTCTTGCTTAGTTAAGTACTCAATAGTACCTGGTACCTGCTTCGGTTTATCATTCATATTCAGGAATGGATTTTCAAAAACAATTCCTTCATCTTTTGCAATATTCAGATATGTTGAAATGTTCTTAAACCTTCCCCAGCGTGTATTTTCACTGTTTTTTTTCACCTTCTTTAAGAAAACATTAAAATCCTCAAAAATCCTTGCGGACAGCTCAGAAAAAGCAATTTCGTTTTTGAACTCTTTAAGCCGGTCAACTGTTCCAATATGTTTTTTATAGGTGCTTTCATCAATTAATCCTCCCCTAAACCGGTACTTAACCTTAGATTCCATGTAATGGATAAAATCCTTTTTTGAACCTGCAGCATTAAGTTCTTTGTAAAATAAATTTTCAGTAAGTAGTTTATCAGAGGTACGGTATTTAATGAATATGTCATTGATATCAGATCGAACCTTATCGATAATAATCTTGGCATCTATCCATTCCTGGTCTTTCTTTCCTCTTGGGATAAGTTCATTCTTTACAAAATCATACCTGGTTACATCCCATGAAACACGCGGATTAACCTTAATGATCTTCCTATTTATAATAACCTGAAAATAAAGGGCTGATTTGCCTTCCTTATTAATATAGTCTTTACGGATTAAAAGCTTCTGAGAGTACTGATGCATCGCGAAATGTTCTGGTAAACTATTGGAAAAACCAGTTTACACAGATGTATTCCCAAGGCTGTAGAGCCGTTTTTCTGGAAAACATCTGGTAAACAACAAAACGCGGTTTAAAGTAGTATTAACTGTGATTTGGCACAGAATTGTGCCCAGGGGGGGACTCGAACCCCCAAGGGTATTCCCAACGGCTTCTGAGACCGCAACGTTTACCAATTTCGCCACCTGGGCAAGCGGAATGCAAAAATATTATCTTCCGGTAATTTTTGGATAAAAAATTTAAAAATTATAACTAAGATTTAGACCACCCCATACTGTGTTTTTTCCTTTTAATGCAGGAATATAATAATTAGAGGCTTTGCTATAATATCCTTTGCCTATGGGTGTCAAGTAAATGGAATAATCCAATGCAACCTCCAATTTCATTTTCTCATTTAAACGATATCCTAAACCAGTGGAAAGTCCGCTCGTAATTACAGGATGATATGTATCCATATCAAAACTTCTCCAACTGTTATTTGTCGAGCTTGCTGACTTATTACTAATATTAAAATTAAAGATTCCATTTACCTCGGCAGGAATATAGAATTTATCTGATAGATTAAAATCGTACTTTACTTTCAAAGGTACAGTTAAGTAAGCGTACTTGATTTTAACCGTAATCTCATTAGGCCATACCGGATCTAACTCATCTATGGGAGTTACTGTAAATTTGTACCCTGATCTATTCATTAAATAACCAACACCTGCACCTATTTTAAGTCCCTTATGTAAATTATAATATCCTGATAGTTGTACACTATAAGATAATGTTGCCTGAGAATACTGTGTCCTGTTCCAATTATCACTAAACCCACCTGTAAGCGTGCTTAACTGAATGCTCCATTTGTTCTGTCCGAATGAATAGCTAGCCGTAAATAAGAAAAATAAAATAAGTAGTGTTTTTTTCAT